GAAGAACAGCTTGAACTCGATTGCGATTGTACATGTTGTTTGTGTTCGTGTATAGGAACTTAAATTCTACAGAGGAGATAAATGCCGAATATCCCTATTATCCAGGCTTCACAGACGTTTCCCGTTTCAATGATACCGGCCGTCACAGATTACAGGAAACTCGCGTCGGATTATCCTGGTATCACAGACGAGGCTATTAAGGCATCATACAAGGTTGTTCTTGATAAAAAGATTGCCGATCTACGTGCTGCGCTAACCGCCTACACGGAGACGGCATCCGCTGCCATTGATGCTTTAGCAGTTGCTTAATCCATCACTACTTTCTCAACGATGTAGTTGCGTTCCTTGTAGAGGGATAGACGTGCTTGGAACTGGCGACGAAATGTGGAGTCCACGATATCAAAGATGAGCGGCGAGACAGTTCGTTTCGCTTTCTCCACTCGGAGAATTCGTCCAACGATTTGCTCGATATCGGGGCGAGGGGTTGCCATAACAAGCGTATTAAGTGAAGCGACATCGAAACCCTCCTTGACTAATTGATATGTAGAAATCAGGATACGTTTAGACTCACAAAACTCGGTTCTCACAGCAGGTTTCATTCCTCTTGCGAGAATCCCAGTATGCTCCTGAATTTCGGGCGGAAGTAGTTCAAATAGTTTCTTTGTGTGCTCTACGCGATCACTCAGGACCAGTATTTGCCGATTCTCCTCTTCATACACATCTTTTAGCAACTCAATCAGCATTTTATTGCGAGGTTCGAATTCGCTGAGTTTATTGACCATCAGGGACGTGAACATGACTCCTGCCTGATTCTTGATGATTGTATTGAACTCTGCGTCCTCCGTCTCAAACTCCATGACTTCCACTTTGACGCCAGAATCCACCTTTTCAGCAGCATCGGACTGGTAAAGCATCGGGCCCAAGCACCAATTGATAACGTGCATCAATCTATCTTTACGTTCCGGGGTAGCGCTGAGACCAAGCATGTGTTTCGATGTCAATTTGGGAACGACCCTAACAAATGCTTCGGAAGCAATATGATGGCATTCGTCGACGATAACGAACCCTAACTTTTTGAAAGATACAGCAGTGACATCCTCCCGCATGATTCCTTGAAGCATTCCCACTGTAATATCATGTTCCGACGTATACCGGACAATATCGGACGCAATCGATTCCAATGATGCATGAATTCCCATAATTCCTGATAACCTATCAATTTCGGTTGGTTTCAAGTTCTTTAGAAGTTTAAAGTGCGGCGTATCTGGTGCCTTGTATTTAACAACAGACCCTTCAATTCGAATTACAAATTCTTGAAGGAATGTATCTACGCTCGTATCCTCATTCCAAATACCTACGCGCGCCTTTGGAAGGAATGCTTGGATGCGTTCCACCCATTGGTCTTTCAGAAACCCAGAATGGACCAGGACGAGGGTAGGGAGTTTGAGTTGGGACGCGATGTAGAGTCCGCAGACGGTTTTGCCGCCGCCGGTTTGGAGAGAAATGACACCGTCGCGGGGGGTGGGAAGTAAGAAGGAATTAACGACGGGTTCTTGCGCTGCTCGAATTGTGCCCGAAAACTCCCAATATTTGTCTTCTGTCTTTGGTACGTCGCGATACGTTGTGCTGTATTGCCCGAACGTCTCAATGCCATAGTGCTTCGGAACATATATGTACTCCGCAGACTCTAGGTAAACTGGGTAACGCTGGACGAACTGGGGTTTTACGAAGACGGATGGGACGTAAGGGCGGACGTTCAGAATGCCTTTCAGATGAACGAGATTCTTAATGTCTGTTTTCGGAAGTCTATATCCGTGAATCGTCAGGGCCATATCTGCTTTCTCTACGTTAAAAAATGGATTTCCGTTTTCCACATGGGAATAAGCAGTCTCAAAACATGGAACTTGTATTTGTCTTCGCTATTGTGTTAACGATTGCGTTGTTTATTGCTGCACATTTCTGGGAAGCAAAGTCCATGAGTTATCGCCGTTGAAAACGGAATCTGCTTATCCAAACTAACAAAATGCAAACAAATGGACCCTATCGGAATCTTATGCACGGCAATAATCGTTGTTATGCTTATATCAACTGCCTACTGCTGGTTGAATACTCGCCTTAGTTAAGTATTGCGTTGACAACTGGATGTAGGCGTCGGGCTTCTTGGGTAAACCTACTGTCTTTAATAGTCGTAAAAATACGTTCACACGAAGCCAAAATGAAAAAATCAATCAACATATCTACATTCGCAGAATCCTTTGTTCCAATTAGACTATTTTTATCCAAACTATGAATTCCCTTACCCGGTTCAGATGATTGCTGGACTGAACCTTGACTTACGACATAAGTGTTCGGGAAATACCGCTTCCATATCTCCAAGTTTTCTCTGTCATCGGATACTGCGACCATATGTGCCTTATTCATTCCACCATTCACAGTGATATTGGAAACAATTGACTGAACGCTCAGCATACGTTTATGAGGTTTTAGACGGTCGGTCCCACGAATATGAATACCCCACGATTGTTCGATTGGGTATTTTGATTTATGTTCGCGCACCTTTTGGAGAATGCGTTGATCTACAACTCGAAACACTTTAGAGAAGAATGTGGAATCTGGATACAGGGCTCGAAACCCCATACTTGAAAAAACCACCACATCAGCATCAAAAGGGTCCCTGAGAACTCCTAAATCAAGACCGTCGTCTTTGTGCTGTTGAACAAAATCGTATGTAATTTGCTCATCCAAATGTCCTTTCCAGCATTTGGGATGATACGTCGCATCCGCAGGGATATCCGCCAAAGATTTCAGGACCGGCATGTTAACGAGATTGAAATATGTATAAAAATCCTCGGATCCGTGACTCCACATAGGGTCTCTCCAGTCTACATAAATTTGCACGTTGTAATGGATCGCATAGGCAACTGCCATTTTCAAACTTTCAAGGCGGTCGCCGAATCCCAACCATCCTTTTACAACAAGATACTTCATTTATCGAAAACGGATTTAATAATGTAGAGTGAGTGACGAGCATACTGAGAATAAAAGAATGGACTACTCCGACGAGGAGAAGCGATCAAATTATGAGTTCCTGATGAATGCGATTCGGCACATTGAGCGCCAAGAGCGGATAACAGAGGACTGGATGGAGGAACATAAGGACCGAATCTTGGTGTATCGCGACTTCTGGCCAGATTTGTCCCGCCTCAATCCAGACGTCAGCGAGTACAAGTTCCGAGCATGGGCAGTGGAGGTCGAGACGCTTCTGTCGAGTCTGTGTGAGGATATCCGAGTATATAAGACATTCTCGGTTCCCGATTACCATCGATTCAATTTGTGTATGCACAGAATGGCCGACACGCTCGCCGACGATTCCGATTTCGCAGATATGATGAGCATGCTCAAGTTCTAAATAAAAATATACAACCGAAAAAGTTACTGCTTTTTTGGTTGTATGTGGTTTAAAAAGTAATGTATTTAGTAAAAGAAATGAACCGGGCATACGATTACAACGGCACGGTTGTTGCTCAGTCCAAACCAAATCCTGTTCTTCGTGTCGTGAAAAAGAAGATCCAGATTGATTCTTCTGACCGCGACAGAGTGAAGTATTACACGAACGGCGATTTCGTGATATATCTTCCTCGCATGTACGAATCCGTTGTAACGATTCGTCTTATTAGTGCAGAGTTCCCGCCACTTGTTGTTAGCAGTGGGGCAAGTGTTGCTGGAGCACGTAAGCATTACTACAAGGATGGACCGAACGTCATTAGCGGAACAACATACACGAACGACGTTGCACTCAACGAACTCTATTACTACTTTGAAATTGACATTGATGAGGCGAATAAGGTGGATGAGACGACGGTGGGGGCAGACAAGTCTACCTTTGTCGACGGATTCTTTGCTCACATTCCGGTTCAACCGCAGACGCTTGCTTCTGGAAATTACTATATCGCATACAACGATAAGTCAGGTCCCGATAACGTTTCTCAATTTAACCCTCCTATTCGCAAACTGGATCGTATGCGTATTCGCACGAGGACACATGACCTACAGGGAAATCAGGGGTTCATTTACTGGACCAAAAACGGCGCAGTTGCGGACAAAAATGTGCCTACCAATACTCTTGAAGGGTCAACGTCCAATACGGACATTAATTACACGCTGACCTTTGAAATTGAATATCTCGACAACGGTTTTGATGATTTTTCTACGTTTGAGTCGCGCGTTTCGCTGCGCAATTAAACGAACTCCTTCAGTTCCGCAGTTGCCTCCTCCATTAGACCAATGAGACGGGTCATTCGCTCCCGGTCAATAATAACCATCGCAGGGTCTTTGTTCTCAACTTTCTTCTGAGGCATGATGTGTTCTACCAGAGTATCGAGAGGCATATGATAGACTACCGGACCGTATGCCCACTGTTGGTCAATGAAATGGACGTAGTTGATGCCATACAGGATATCGCTCAGCGTCTTGCCGTTATCGACTGCCCACTCTTCCAGCGTATTATACTCCTTTCCAGCAACGTAATCCACATAATTCTTGCGATTAGGGATGCAGTGGCGAATTTGGGTCTTCTTCAACTCGGCGTATGTCGCCAGATTCTCATCGTTCCGAGGATATGGGACAGGAGGAACCGAAAGTTCTGACGCGAAGAAGAAGTAGGGAGGATGGTACGTGCAATCGGGAGTGGGGACCTTTAGATCCTCAGGGAGATTCACGAGATTTGCGAAATCAGAATCGGCGAGGATATTGCGACCATACTTGCGAGAGCGGGAAAGAATGATAGAGTCCATTTGTGGTATTAGTATTCCCCTAGTCCGAAAGTCTAATCCGTTTTCAACGTAAACGCTTTCCTAGGCGCACAAACGTGTCCAGTGTGAAGAGGAAGAAGATGCCCGTAAACACATAGAGCAGGGCATCGTGGGTCGTCGCACTCTCATACCCGGTCTTGTTCTGCTCAATCATACTCAGAATCTTATTCAACTTCAGTTCCTGCGCTTGTGCCTGAAATCCAGGCGGGGCATAGGGATATTCGTTGGTCATCTCTTCGCGGAAATTGTCGGGACTACGAATTGCCCGAGACTTCGTAGGTTGGAAATTGCGTTCACCGTCTTCGTCCGTCTGAACGATAGGAAGAGTTTTGGATAGGTCATCGATAGTCTTGCGATTCTTGTAGACAGCAAGTTGCGTCCGTTCAGCAGGAGAGGCAGCAACGCGACCTTCTTTTTGAGCATCTCGTTTCGGTTCAGGACCACCGGATGTATTAAGTGGTTTACGGGATGGAAAGGATGAACCCCACACTTCCACAATATCTGCCATTACTCTTCCAATCACAGAAAAATATTACAATTCGATTTAACAAATGAACCGTCGAGAAATAGCAGCAGCCGTTGCGGTTGGACTTTATATCCTCTTTTTCTCAATGCCTCCTCCGGCAATTCTTCGCGGGGTTTTAGACAACATTATTGGATTGGGCGCATTATTCCTTGCCGCAGTATACGTCACCATCTACAAGAGCAAACTTGTGGGTGGACTCCTGTTACTCGCGCTCGTTCTGAGTGTGTCTCGGGGAGGGCGCGAAGGTCTTGACAATCCTACTTGGACTTCGGCAAACCAGACTGAGTTGGACCAGGTTACTGCGACGGTGACAGAGTTACGAGGGATGGGGTTGATTCCTACTCAGAATGACGCGCTTCGGAATGCTATTGCTAGACAGGAAACACTACAAGCGCAAAAGACTGCCGCGTCTGCGCCTCCTCCTCCTGCTGCGGCAACTCCTCCTGCTGCGGCAACTCCTCCTGCTGCGGCAACTCCTCCTCCTGCGACAACTCCTACCCCGGGGGCATCTACCACTCCTCCTGCGGCAACTCCCGCAACAACCACGGTTCCTGCTCCAAGCACGACAAGCACCGTCGCATCGTGTAACTTGGAGAACTTCACGACTTTGAGGCGCACACTGCCGCAAGAATATGCTGCGTTCTAAACAATGAACTACCGACGACTTATTGTAATCCTCATTCTGGTGTTGTTCATCGCGTATATGAACCGAACGATGCGCGAGGGGTTAGAATCAAGCACTAGCATCCCGACACTGCCGATTTCACTACCACCGTGTCCGAATGGACAAGTGAGAATTCCAGAAGCAGATAATGAATGTGCGGTTCCAGGTTCTACTGCTGCACCATCAGCGCAACCAACTTGTCCAACTGGATCAAAGTGGAATGGAACAGAGTGTCGTGATAATACAACTGGCTCTTTCGTATTCCCCGACTGTCCTGTAGGATATAGTCAACTAGGAACAAAGTGTTGGGGTAAATGCCCTGGAGATACAGGATCTTTTAATATCGGCAAAACGTGTCCTCCTCGAACCACAACAGCACCAGGTGCCGCTACAACGCCTACTCCAGCAACCGCAACCACTAGAACCCTGGCAGATGTAAGAAAAGACATTGACTACTTGAAATCTGTAGGCATCAACGAAGGTTCCGAGAATGATACTATGAAGAAACTGATTACCGAGCGCGCTTCTTTGGGAGGTGCACCGCCCATTTCAACCCCTGCGTATTCCAACAAACCCAGTGCCCTTGCGAACGTTCCGACTCCAATTTTGGCATGTGCGGCCGAAAACTTTAGCTCCTTTTGAATAAGAGATGCTCAAGCAAATAGATTCGACCCTTCTATTTACCGGAGTCATGATGTTGGTTCTGAATATCGGCAGTCGCGATATCCTACATGAATTCAGCAATAACGATGAAGAGTATAGACGGAATATACTTCTTCGGCGTATTGCGATTTTTGCCGTGTGTTTTATCGGGACGCGTGATATCATGCACTCCCTTCTTTTGACTGCCGCGTTCGTTGTTATTGCGACCGGTCTTCACCATTCCAAATCCGTGTATGCCCGCGAAGGTATGCATAATCGGGCAGACCATGTACCTGAGAGCGGTAGTGTTGTCATGGACTCATCTACAGCTTGAAAGAAACCGAGTTCTTACCCGTAGATCCACCCTTACGAGGCGTGGGCGGAGGCATTGCGACCTTCTTCGTATCCTTTTGAACCTGGGCAAGCAGATCGTCCAAGTTTGGGAGTGAAGGTGCCTTCATTTCACGGGCAGGCGGGGCAACTGCCGCGCCAGGCGGTTGAGGATTCGGGCGCGCAATCTTCACGGGACTTTTGATAGAAGTAGGAACTCGACTTGGGTTCTGAGTCTGCTGGGGCGGTGGCGGTGGCATCATGGAACTCATATAACTGGCAAGTCCTGCCATCGGGTTCGCAGAAGGCGCGGCAGGGACGTAAGAAGGCATCTGAGGTTGAGGCGCAGACTTCATTTCACGCGTCTGCTGCTGCATCGCGGCAGTCGCTAACTGACGAGCAATGTCCGGGTTCGTACGGAGAACCTCATCGATGTTCGGAATAGGTGCCTTGCGTGCCATCTGATTGGTGAGGTGAACCATATACACCATCATACAGGTGCGAATAGGGATACGAACGAGAGGGTGCATCTTCATCTTGTCGCCGTAGAGGTCATACAGTTCCTCGAAATCCTCCTCCATATCCACAACATTCATCTGTGCAGACTCCGAAAGACCGTCCAAGTTTAATCCAAATGCCTTCATCATTGCGACATTCTTGGACCCCCATTCCATTGCCGACATGCCGGTAATATACCAATCACAGAACTGCTTGATGGTCTGGTCCATTGCCTTCTCGCGCCTCATGAACTCAAGTTCCATCTTCATCTCTTCCAGTGGCGAGTCCAAAGTGAAGCGCTTGCGCATAGGTACGCCCATCTTCTGAAGGCGCTCGAACTTACGTAGCATTTCGTACTTCTCTTTCAGCGTGTGCTCTTCGGACATACGGCGAGGAGTCGGGGCATGAGTCGTAAAGGCATCCGTGTTCATGTTCTGAAGTCCCTCGGAACTCTCGAAGGGACCGCTCTCGTTCAGAGAGGGAAATATACGTGGCGGTGGCGCAGATGGTTCAGCAGAAAACTCGGGGAAATCTACGGTCTGAAGATCCGCCATTTTCATATCAGGTGCCCCCGTGACTTGTGCGTTTGTAAGCATATCTGCTCCAAGAATACCTTCCATTTGTTGTATCTAGACGGTTCAGTTCTGAAAACTAGAACGCAGAATGGCATCGTTGAATCCAATGCGCCAGGATTTCGCAAGGACTTCATATGTGAAATGCGTCATAACGTAATTATACTGCTCGAGCGCGAGTGCCTTCATTCGGTCCGGATTCTCGCGAAGTTCATTGACGATTGCCACACCCTCCTCTATCGTAGTGAACTTGGGACCGGGCACATCCCGAAAGTTTCCGGTCGGGGTTCCGATAGCAGGAATACCAGAAACAATTGCCTCAAATGGAGGCAGAGGACCTGTTTCTGTCTTCCACTCCGGAATCGCAGTGACAAGCAACAAGTCAATGGTGGGATACCATGTGCGCATAAAGTCCTTCGGGCGATAGGCAGACTGCCACGCATCAAGAGACTCAAGTTTGATTCCAGACTTATCGGAGATAGATTGTGCCCACTCCCACTGCTTCCAGCTCACATTCTGGCGACCACACCATCCGAGCGTGTTCAGAGTTCCATCCTTGGGAGCATATGTGAAATCATTATGGTCAACTCCGTTTGGCATGAGATGCAGATTCGTACCTGGCGGGAATAGTTCACGGACACAGTTGCATGTGAGGGCATATGTCGGACGAGGGTCGTATTCCTTTAGTTCGATATGCTCCTCGAAAGCATGAGAAATGAACAGAAACTTTTTAAGGTTGAGTCCGTGCCAATGGCGCAAGTGGACCAGTGCAACGAGATTCGTCACGCAAATATCGGACCAGTTAAAAACCTCCATGAATCCATCGTAGGTATAATTCCTCCAATCGACCCATCGGAACTCAAAGTCTCCAGACAGTTGCTTCTCAATACCACCATATACGCGCGTAAGAGACCCACCGCCAGTATCAGTGAAAAGCAGAATCTTTTGCTTCATTGTTAAAGGCTCCGTCGGTACGTGAAAATTAATGCTCCATCACCCACAATCCTTGTAAAAAGCAGTCGGCAAGATCGTCTTTCTTAGGATGTTTTAGCATATACGTCTTCCATTTATCGGTTGGAACAAGTTCGGTAGCGTGAACGATACCTGTGCTTTTACGTCCCTTATAAGTCTTTGTGGAATCCTGCAGCGAAATCATGTTGGTCAGTTTATGAACTGCAGATACCCCTTTACATTTGAATCCTTGACACACAAACCACATATGGAGCATTGCTTGGACACACAACATACGCTTATCAGGTTGCTGCTCGAATGCGATAAGGTTTGCGTCCTTCCATAAATCTTTCCTTGTTTCCAAGCATTGTGCGATAGGGTCCGCAAGGTCGACTACTGAACACTGCTTTGCTGATTTGATACATCGTTTCCACACGTTTGCCGAATAATGAACAAAGAGTTTATCCACGAGTTCCTTCTTCGTCTTGCCTTCCAAATTCACTCCAGACGCTTCCACCTTCAGAACACTCAACTCTTTCTTGTTCAAAGATGTTTTGGTGATTGGTTTTGCGCCTTTTGGACAATGGGTCTTGCAAGCATACGCAGATTCATCCTGTTTCATGTAATTTGCTGCTTTCTTACATTTGAAGCATTTCGGGTTATCATGTCCTGCGGATTCCGCCATAACGTCAATCAAGTCCCAGTGTAAAATCTTTACATTGGAGCGAGTTGTTCCTTCCATCACGCAAAATGCTAGGTTGCGCAACCCTACGTCAAACGATACGAGTTTCATTGTGTTGTTGTGTGTTTAATGTTTAAGCAGTGGCCTTCAGAAGTTCAATGAGGGCAGACTTGGAGTCGCGCTTGCCGAACGGAATACCCTTCTGGGTCAGGAGTTCACGGAGTTGAACCGCGGTCTTGGACTGAAGGTCGTCGACGTCAATCGGTAGGTTCGTAGTCTCCTGCGTCTCGGCAGGGGGCGCAGTCACGTGCTCGACGGACACGCGGTCGTCCTCGTCGGCAGGCGCGTCCTCCTCAACCTCCACATCTGCCTCAGTCTCCTCTGTAGACTCAGGAGAAGCATCCTCTAACGGGGCAGGCGTCACCAAAGAAGCAACGACAAGAGATAGTGACTGAACGTGCTGCTGGAGGCGCGTCTGCTGCCAATACAGGTATCCGACCATACCGGAAACTACAAACACCATTGCGGCAAGAACGAGAATACTGACATACGTGAGGTCCATTTAGTAGTTTAAGAGTATTCATTCTGTAAGTTTTAACGCTAGTCAATACAAATGCCGACTCCAGATGCTTCCGCGTTCACGCGCCAACAGAAATTACGTGCGTTCCAGAGTCAAACACGCGACAATAACGTGAAGGTTTTGACCCACCTCTACCAACCCATCATCCGGACGTCTGGATTATACGATTTCTTGCCCTCGTTTTCTAACAAGGTCGTGGCACCTACCAAACGAGCACTTCCTTGGTCAAAGAGCGGTCCTAATCTTACTGCGAATCAGGCAGGCGGTCAAGGTCCGAACGTCGCGTATATCGCACCGAAAAAGGGATACATTTTCTAATGATACATTAAAATGCCCGAGGAATCTGAAATCACGAAGAGCGTGTCCAACGAGACGGTGTCGACTTACTACTACGTGATGTTCATCATTGCGTTAGCAGCAACGGGTGTCCTAGTTCTGTCGGAACTTTATATCATGCTCTCAAGTCCCAGACGCGGACTCATGATGCTTCTGCGCACGTTACCCACAATTGTTCTCGCAGTGCTCAACTCTATGTTCCTCTATATCCTGAGCGCACGCGCACTCCACTAAACTTACACCGTTCTAACGTTATGAATTCAATGCTCCTTGTGCTTTCTACGCTTCCCCATTACTTGTCTGTAATCCCATTATACCCACACGACCTGTATGAATACAAGACCGCAATTCTCGTCTCATCGACAGTTTCGGTAGTTTGGCACGCATACGGTCAACCCGCAAACATTATTCTTGTCCTCGACTATATCGCACTATGTTTTTGGGGATTCTATGAAATTCATTCTGCACATATTGACGATGAGTTAAAAATCTACCTTTTGAATTTACTGATTCTCTTTTTGAATTCGGTTACGCATGGTTCGAACGTTCTATATCATAGTTTGTGGCACCTAGTGTTTGCCTTGAAGTGTTTCTATGTAGCAACTCTTATTTCGAGGCGTCAACAGTTTAGAACTCTTCGTCGAGTCGGATCTCCATATCCTTCTGGTTCATACCCACACCAGGCTTTGAATACTCGGAAACCTTCTTCTCAAAGAAATTGGTCTTACCCTCCATGGAAATCAAGTCCATGAAATCAAACGGGTTCTGTGCCGAATAAATCTTCGGAATGCCGAGTTGGACGGCAAGACGGTCTGCGACGAACTGAATATACTGCGTCATGTCGCGCGCATTCATTCCAATCAGGGAGCAAGGCAGGGCATCGCAAATGAATGTCGTCTCCTTCTCCACTGCCGATTCAATAATATCCTTGACAGTAGAAGCATCCAACTTATTCTTCAACTTGTGGTACATTGCCACTGCAAACTGGGTGTGAAGTCCCTCGTCGCGAGAAATCAACTCGTTGGAGAACGTGAGACCGGGCAGAAGACCGCGCTTCTTAATCCAGTAAATCGCACAGAAGGATCCGCTGAAGAAGATGCCCTCGACGCACGCGAATGCGACCAGACGAGTCGCGTAATCTTCTGCCGAATCAATCCACTTGACTGCCCACAGTGCCTTCTCGCGGACGCACGGAATCTCATCAATTGCCCTGAAATACTTGCGTTGCTCGTCCTTGTCCTTCACATACTGGTCAATGAGGAGCGAATACGTCTCTGAATGAATGCCTTCAATCGCGTTCTGGAAGGCATAGAACAGACGAGCGACGGGAGACTGGACGTCGCGCTGGAATCGGGAGGCAAGGTTGTCCTGAACGATGCCGTCCGACCCCGCGAAGAACGCGAGCACGTGCTTAATGAAATACTGCTCCTTCTCCGACAACTTATTCCAATCCTCCTTATCCTTGCTGAAATCAATCTCCTCCGACGTCCAGAAGGATGCTACTGCCTTCTTGTAGAGGGCATACAGGTCCTCTTCGTAAGGCGAAATTGGGAAGAGAGTATAGCGTTGACCGAGAGTGGTGGTAGAGGGGTCGAATAGAGGCTCCATATTTATACAAAACAGAAAGGAGTTAGATAGTTTCCGTTTTGTATATACAAATGTCTGTAGATCCGTTCGCAAACACAACTACGGTTAAAAATATCCTGCAGCATATCATTTCCCCCAAACTTGTCAGCGACGGGTCTGGAGGATACGTGTCAAAAACTGATGTAGTCAATGTTCATAACCTAGTGTTCTCTGGAGGTGCGGCGAACGAGGACGGGAGTTTTGAACGCCCGTTCACGACGCAGTGCGGAACGGTAACCGCGGACGCGAACTACGCGGCAACTACGGTGTATCATTCTCGTGTTACGGATAACAGCATAATATTCGCAGTCATTATTGGCGGAGGAAGCAATACCATATACAACGTGATTCCATCTGGTCCGCCTGGAGTATTCACAATCACTTGCAATGGCACTTTACCTCCCGACCGTAAATTAGGTTGGTTTATTGCGAAGTTCTGAGTTTCGTAACAATCTTGTGAAGACTCAGGACGGATACTTTTGATAGTTCCGAAACATTCTTCATCTGTATTTTTGTCGAAAGACCCATGATGTGAGCAACAACGCCTGCAACAATTGTCTTTGGAGTATGCTCAAGTTCGCCCCCATCGTGCGTGGATAACTCCAGTAGCATGTCCATGACCTTTTGTCTCTGTCCATCGTTCAGTCCTAAATCTGACGTAAGGCGTTCTGCAATTCCAAACTGAGTATCCAACACGGTATTCTCCGTTTGCGTGAAACGTCCAATTGCCTTACAGAGTGTCCGAATATTCACTTGAAACATCTTTGCGATTTCTTCGTGTGTCCTGGATGCATTCTGATTTCGGCATGCTACAAATACTGCTGCGCCCATACACGCTCTTCTCGTATCTCCTCGGACCTTCTGAGCATCTTCCATCTGCTTATAGAGTCCGCACGCATCCAGAATAACAGACTTTGGAAGTCCGGCATGCGTACATGGCAACTGAATCGCATCAAATATACCCATCCACGACCTCTCGCTGTTTGAGAACAGAGACCAACATGTCAATCTTTGAACTCCTTTCAGTTCCTTATTTCCCGACGCAATTCCGCGATGGGACATGACGGACCCATACGATGAATTCGGAAGTAAATCGGATGTAACAAATCCAGTGCGGCACTGGTCTTCACCTTTATGGTCTTCATATTGTCTCCATTCTGCCCCTTCGTCAATGACTGTATCTAAAATGATCGCACAATCGGTGCACACATGCTGACCTTCTTCTATAACTACGTTTTCGTGCACGCAGTCCATATCTGATGTTCCAACGTATCAGTTTGCAAGTCCATTTTTCACTTGGAATAACGCAGCGTTAAGTCTAGAATGGACCCTTCCGTTGGAAAAACACTCTTCAGGGGTCCGTCGAAGTGCTTTTCATACACGAACTTCAATTTCTCACCCAAATCGTTCATAAAGAGGAAAATGGCATAAATGAAGAACATTCCAGACGTATACGTGTCCACGAATGCTGCCATCTCGTGGCGCACTGGGAATATGGGGGCAGATGTGTTGATTGTGAATACTGACCAGAAGGCAATAAGGGCAAGCAAGGATACTTCAACTGCGATATCTAACAACTGAAACGTCGTTGATTTCTCTTTCCACTTCTCGTCGAACTCGTCAAAGAGGTAGTGGAACACGAACGACACGACTCCGCCGAGGAACGCGTAGACGATGGATAAAAGCGCAATGTTCAAACTCAAGTTTTTGATATCAGACGTATAAAGTTTGTGTCGGAATACGTTCTCGGTATAGACAACCATTTGTTTAATCTGTGACTTTTAAAATCATCACGCCGCCACCAATCATAGCAATGGCAATAAAGTCGTGAAAGTGAAGAACCTCTTTGAACATCATGACACCTACTACAGTTGTGGCAAGAACCGAAAGTCCGGACCACAGTGCGTTTGTCATTGCCATACCTGTGGTGTGATACGTTTGACACAAGAGGTATCCCACAACCGTGTAGAACAGAATGCCGGCAATGAAGAATCGGGAATCGTCCAAACTTCTTTTGAAGCAGGACATCGCGAGGGTCTCCATAAGAACGATGAGTAGGACATAAAATACTACACGTGGTATACCCATTTATCTTTGGTGAGGTAAAAACGCCAGCGTTGTAGGGTCATACACTTGAGGTCGATAATTCGTAGTTAAAATAGGTCTGCCCATGTCGCGTCCTTTTACAGGTTTCAACCACGAAATGAACAAAAACTTATTTTCGACAATCCACACCCAATACCCTGCCTTTGAAAACTCGCGGACCAGAAACTCAAAGGCGTCTTTCAGAGCAAACAGTGGATACCCAAAAACGTAGGTTGGTACATCATACAATATGTAGGGGGCATTCGGACTATGAATTGCCTGCTGACGTATTTTTGCCTGTATTTGCGCGATAACAGGCGTCATCGCAGCCATTCTGTTTTCACGTCGTTCCTCCTGTTCTTTCCATAAATCATTCGCTTTCAGCATCTCTGATTATTACATCTAAAAGAATGCGACTGCCGTTTCGCAAACTTGTTTTGAGCGGAGGAGGGTCAAAAGGGGTATTGCACATAGGTGCCTTGCTAGAACTTTCCAAGCACCAACCACTCGTGTTTCCGAAGGGAGTCTATGGGTCTTCCATCGGGTCTGTAGTGGCAACCTACGTCGCATTCGGTCTGTCGATGGAAAATGCCCCCAACCTCATACAGAAACACTTATCGTTTCAATCAATACTGCCAACTTTTGATTTTGCCAGCGTAGCAAGTGCTTTCTCTACGAAAGGAGTTGGAACGATGGATTTATTCGAGAAGCAGATTCTCTCGCTGTTTGACGAAGCAGGACTGGACATCCGGACAAAGACGATTTCGGAGGCAACTATGCCCCTATATATCGTTGCCTCGAATCTCACAGACGGCGTGCCTTCCGTGTTCTCCAACAAGGTTCCAGTCCTCGATGCGCTGAAAGCATCGTGTTGTATTCCGGGCGCATTCCGTCCATACGAACTTTACGGGAAGGCATACATTGACGGAGATATCCTGCTTCCTTCCATTGCAAACCTAATAAAACCTGTAGAGGAGGATACACTTATTTTCATTCTTCCCAAACGGAGGCGGCATACTCTTACACCGCGTCGGATTGAGTCTATGTCTCCAGTAGACTACATTAGTGAAATTCATACATTAAAGATGCGCGTAGGTCAAATGGTTTCTAACACTCCTCAAACGGTGTTTCTGAGATATCCTGACCTAGACAGCAGTTCAGACCTGTCTCAATTCAATGTTCCAGATATTTTACTTAGTGCTGGACTTCAAGTCAACAGGTTTCTCGGGTCCGAGCATCTTGATTAAGAATGTCCGGAATCCATCCTTTGTTGGTTGAGTTGTCATCGTTGTGCGAACTCCGTTGGCGTCGAGTAAGAATGTGGGGTAAGCGTTCGCGTTATACGACTTCATCACATCGGGTTGCGAGTCTCCGTCAATCTCCTCTAACGTTACAGCATTACCGCCGTACGTCATCGGGAACTTCGTGATATCGTCAAGGAATGCGTCCCATTGAGGATGTGCCTTCTTTGACCACGGGCAGTGGGTGCTCGAGAAGAATATGAACTTTGCTCCGGTAGTTGGCGGAATAGGAATAGATGTTGTCGGAGTCGGTAGTTTCACATCAACAAGTGTATTCAGATATACAGTGTATGCGATGACTGCTATCGCAATCCAACCGAGTATAAGGAATACGAACTCAAGTTCCATCTTTACGAAATGTCGGGTATAAAACTTTGGCGTTTTCTTGCTCAGAAGCATACCATTTGCGATATGCCCACGCAGGATTCAATGTAGGGTTCAGAATCATTCTCCATGCGATATCGTTCGTTTGACGCTCTGGTTCATACGGTTTCGGCACAATACGAATCCATACTCCATTATGTCTCACTACGTCCATTACTCTACTTCGCCAGGTCTATGAAACCCGTTTAGAGCTTGGGGAATCCGACCAGGTTGGCGCCGATACCGAAACCAGCACCCTGGCGGGCAGACGAACCGACACTGGGGGCATACACATCTAGAATCGCAAACGTCGCGAGGGCAGTGAGCGCAATCATCCCGATCTCGGACAACTTCAGAACCTTACCAGGGAGCATGTACGCCGCAACTGCGACGGCAAGACCCTCCAGGGCATACTTCACGAGGCGGGTGAGGATATCACTCATGTCAATAGACGGGGCAGCAGTCTTCTGTTCAGGCATTTTATAGTTTTGAAGAGAGAAATTATTCGTTTGATATGTATTTTCAGATACTGTGCCCACTATAAACAAATGCCCCGAGAGACTCTACCTACCCGCGAAGACGATGGAACCACGATTGATTATCTGGAGGAGGACCCCGAGGTCCCGACGCAGCGCTACTGCATTATTTCTTTCATCTCGCCCGAGAAGGTCCTCGAGCAGAAGGCAGAGTTCTACAATTCCAAGTTCGTGGAGTGGCTCGAGTACGACTGGAAGATCAAGGGCATGGAGAAGTATAACGCTTTTCTTGCCCAGAAGTATTCTCTCAAGGTGGAGGACCTCTTCACTGACCTCGCGGAGTTCACGAAGGTTCACAATGCCGACATCGCGAAGACCGATATCCACGAGCAGCACGAGGTGTTCATGCTGAAGAAGGAGAAGGAGTTGGAGTCTCTGTTTACCGAGAAGGTCCAGTTCCAGACGAATGTGCGTGGTGTGAAGGTTCGCCGTGTGTTCGCGGACCTCCAGGAGGCGCAGATGTATTCCAAGGTCCTTCAGCGCCGCTACCCTCGCGACAATCTGTATGTCGGCAAGGTGGGTGCGTGGCTCCCATGGGACCCTTCAGAGCACATGATGCCAGAGGTCGAGTATGCCGAGAAGGAGCTGAACGAGTTGATGAGGAAGTATAAGGAGAACGAGACGAACCGCGAGATCTTCTTCGAGGAGGAGAAGGCAATGAAGATGGAGAAGCAGAAGAAGGAGAATGCGGAGCGTACTCGTAAGACGATTCAGGACCTTGCCGCAGAGACGAATGCGTCAGGAAGTGAGGCGCAGCAGATTCAGGACATCATTGAGACGCCCGTCCACCCGACGGAGGGAGGCGTGCGCGACCTGTAAAAATATGGACGTCCAATAACAATGGCAGTTCCTTTTGCCGCATGGTTGAATTCCAAACCACCAGAATTCCAAGCACACTTTTTGAGGATTGCCGGAATCGACAGTATTCACGACTTTTACAAACTGGAGCGAGCAGACTGGGGCGATGCCGCAAAAGACGCAATTCGAGAACAGATCTCGACTGCATTGAGGGCCGGAGCAAATCTGGACGTTGCGAGCGTGATGAAACCCGGAAATCGTGCTTTGAATCCGATTTCGCACTTTGAACCGGATATGGTGACGGAATATGAAAAACTGCTCCCGTCGTATCTGTTTGCAGCAAACAGTCCCAAACCTATCACCTACGAGGACATTTTGGCGGACAAGTATACGGATTTCCTGAAGGGGTTCGGCGAGGGAGGCGGGATGCTGCACATACAACCAAACAGCGGGGTCTTGAAGTTCCCCTACGACAAGTCCCAGCGCAACAAGATCGGAAACTTTGTTCTTCGGTATTTGTTCCCCGGTGATGCTCCGCTTGCTTTCAACGAGTATGGACTCACCGCAGACGGATCACCACCAGTCCCGGCAAAGATATTCTACAATCTCGGGATGTATCAGGCGGAATACCCTCAGAACATTGCTGATTCTGCAGGGACATCCTTCAAGGTGTTTAACTCCGAACCCCACTTTGTGTTCCCAGATGGCGCCACCAAGGTGAGGAGCAATATCTTCACTCGCGACCTTGTGGACATTGAATTCGAGAAGAAGACGTTTGGCGGGAAGGACCCGTTCGGGTTCACGATCAAACTCACAGAGAAGGCAAATCTGGCGCAACCCACAACAATGACGTTTTCGTCAGAATCTTGCTGCAACAGCGGACCCTCCGTGAACGAACTCATCGACGCGATATTGAACCCGGCGAATCCAACTCCACCTGCGCTGACTCAAATCGGTGGCATCTTCCGGAACGATCCGGAAAAGAAGAAACTCCTCTTGCTGGATTTGAAGCGCATGGGAGACTATGAGCAGGTTGCTGCTGCGACTGCCGACAACAAAGTGGTCTTCACTACGACGGATCACATGTGTGCCCTTTACGCCCGCATGAACCGCCAACCGTGTATTTGGGGTAGCGGAAACATGATACGTGTGTACAGGTTCGCAAAAGACCGTCTGCCCCCTTGGCAGGAGTCGCTCAAGACCGATGTGGCGTTCGCGCAGGAACACATCAGAAGAATCGAGTTACTAGAGTCGTTCGCCACCTGGCGCGGAGAGATTGAATTAGCAAAGAACGACATTGCCCGAGGTGTCGGGTCCTACTTTGCGCCTTCCGCGAAACCGCTCTCTGAATCGACGATTCAATTCATCGACCAAGGAGGGACTGGTGAAAATTCGGACTTCAAAAACCAGGCGAAGCAGTTAGAACTTGCGATGGCTGTGACGACGTATCTCATGCGCATAAAGATGGAGGATGCTCTCAAGCATGTTGATACGGTTGTCGCGTCTATTGGCACATCCCTCGAGAAACTTGCGGCGATCAAAGACGTAAACATACTCAAGCAGATTTACACTGGACTGATGAATTTGTCATACAATACCCGTCCAGTCCCACCGTGGTCGCAGGATCCAGTTAGTCCGTTTCATCTAAAAACACAAGGTATTGACGTAACGAATGTCAGCACCCAACTTGCCGATATATTCTCGGTGGCAGCACCTGTGTTCGATATTAAAATGATGGGCAAGACTCTCTTTGGCGAAGTCATGTTCAGGCAGACTCCGTTCGGTGTCACTGCGATGAACCCGGGCGCATCCAACGTCGCGTTCGAGGTTTCCTTTGCGCGCTTTCTAGGGTTCTACTCTGCCATACGGGAGGTCATCGGGGTCCTGAATCCTGCGCGCGTGGGCCGAATAGACTCGCAGAAAAAGGCGCAACTTGCCTACGATAGTCTCATCAAGGAGCGCGATACAATTCTGGATACCTTCAAGGACAAGGAAACGATTGAGACCGTGAAAAATATGATTCCGGTGACACACGGATTTACGGTGGAACAACTCCAGGCGCAGGTGTTCAAAATGACGACAGAACTGTTCGCGGCTGCGCCGAAACCAGTAACGCAGCAAGCAGTTGCTGAAGAACCGATGCCTGCTGTAGGAGGCGCACCGGGAGACGGCGAAACACAGTTCCAGGACCTGTCCGCGTTGTTCTACAAAGTGTGCGGTACGGTGTCTATGCGCGTAGAATCTATACTGTCTAGGCATATATTCTCCAACTTTCCCGACCATCCCTACGATGACGCGTGGCTGCAAGCAGAGGCAGATAAACTGACTCCGGCGGAACTGGCGGGACTATACATGCAAAAGGCGAACGGCGAGGCGATTGTGAGTATCATGTCAGACGTTGCCTACACGTTTGAGAGAGAACTCCTATCCATCCGCGAGAACGCGATGGATTCTTACGGAAGGGAGTATACCCATACGCCCACCGACAAAATCATTGCTTGGATACTGTCATTCTCGAGAAGCGAGGACATGGTCTTCGAGTCCATTCCGTCATTGCCAGTAGGTCCGCCGGACGCAATCGGGAAGCGTGACCGAACATTGGTAGAGGATATTGGAGGCTTACTTCTGCTAACGGAGGTTCACCCGCAAATACGCACTGCCATACTGTTCACGATGCTCGACAATGTATTGCGCGAGAAAAAGAACCCTTATTTTACGGGAATCTCGAACAAAGCAGAGGCGTTTCCGGTCAAGGGATTCAGCATAGATACGCTCGTGGGTTGGGAGTCGCTCAGCAACACAATCCATTCGGGACTGATGGTCGTCAATAAATTTTTTGGAGCGCCGATCGAGAATTCGGTTCCAGCAGTGAAGCGTGCTCGGCGCGGAGGAAACCGGACCTGGCGTCAGCGCTCGAACGCGCGCAGAACCTACCGCCGTTAATCCTTACCAATCTTCTTGACATTGACCCAAGGACCTGCGTTCTTCTTCTGAATAGTTCCTGCCGAATACTCGTCTTGTGCCATCATAGCACTTGAGAACGGTTTATTGTCTGCCCACAACGAGTCATCGCACATCTTGAATGGCGGATGATCAGATGCTTTATACCAAAACACCTGATCTTCTAGTTTATTGGATTGAATACCGTTACAGATGACCAAACACTCGAAGTTTTCCGTACACTGGTCCATGAATTGCGAAAACATCTCGAATGTGGGAAACATACCTGCGTAGTTATCGTAAATACGGCGGCGATTACTGGTAATGTTCTCGCGAAGAATGAAGATGAAGTCAACGTTCGTGCGCAGATTGGGGGTAATGCCCAAAGGGTACTGCATAGTAATAATAGTCATCATATCGACGTGACGACCGTTCATGAAGACGTAACGAGTAGACTCCTCCTTAATCCATGAAGAATCATACAAGCAATCGTCCAGAATCAGGAATGCGCGGGGGTCGACAGACGAACTCCCTCCATGAGACTTTTTATCGTTATTACGCGCTGCCTTCACATTAAGTTGGCGCTTAATGACATTCATAACAATCGACGGAGCATATTTGTCGTGAATCAATTTGGAGGGAACCATATGCTGGAAGAACTCGTTCGCGACTTCCGTGCCTGAGATGACAGTTCCAATAGGAAATGCTCCTTGGGTGTTTGCCAAAATATCGCGAACCAAGAATGATTTTCCAGTATCCTTCTTACCGATCACAACTATCATTGGCGATTTTCTAGAATCAATGTCGCAACGATCTCGGATCATGCCGATATTGAATTTCTTGATTTGGAAATTCATACTATTAACCCTATGCGTGAATATTTTGGTTTCCAATTATACTCGGTGAATAAGAATGGGTAAGCGCAGAACATCCACTTGCGAACTCCGAAGTGTTCCAATGCCAGTCCAGGTCCATAAGTATCAGGAAATTGGGGTGATTCGGGAGAGCGCAAGCACTCATTGGGGAGTGGACCATGTTCAACCTTTTTTTCCATCTTTGGAATTGCTGTTCAAGACGGATAATTTGGAGAACGTGAAAGATCACGGTTTGAAGTTGACTGAAAGCATCCAGTCCATTCAAGCAAACAAAAAGATTGTAACTTCGAAGGGAGAGACTGTGGATGTCCACATAAAGCAGTCTGCTATTCTAAGTCCTGTGAAGTGGATGCGAGGCGATTATGGAACAGTTGTTGGACTTCCGACCACCAAAGAATCAGCACTTCGCACACTCAATAAGAATCAGTCTCCGCATAATTCGGCATATGTCGGGAGTCTCTTTGCTGCTCTCCTCTCTCAATCAGGATGTATCCATTTCCCGAAAGTGTATGGCGTCTTCTCTGGAATCGCAAAGAAACACACTTTCGACATATCGGATGATTATGAAGAACTGGCGGAACGTCCATGGTTTTCCAAGAATATCGGGACGTTTTTCCAACTCCAACTTGCCGAGCATGTTTCTCAATCTGGAGACTTTCATCATACGCGAAGTAGGAGGATAGAAGTTGAACTTGGAGATGAAATTGCGCTGGGACCAGTTGATGAATTGGAAGGAATTCCTCCTTCCGAAAACACTCAAATTGGAGATATTCGACCAGTGTTTGAAGAAGAGACTATGGGCGACGACGACGAATCAGATTCGTCTTCTGTGTCCACGTCCTACGTTTTTGAAGTTAGATCATGCGATTGCTCGGAAGCCGATGAAGATGGTATGAGTGTCGAAGAAGAGGAAGAGTTTGCATGGGCAACTCTTTCGAATGTTCCAGTTCAACTTACCGTGATGGAGCAATGCGAAGGAACTCTGTATGAACTCATGTGTCTAGAATCCGAAACTACGAAGCACGTCGCATGGTTGACGCAGGTCATGTTCGCACTATGTTTTGCTCAAAGGACGTTTGGGTTCACGCACAACGATCTCCACACGAACAACATTATGTATGTCAAGACATCCAAGGAGCATTTGTGGTATAATTTGGAGGGACAAGTATTCAAGGTTCCGACGTACGGATACATCATTAAACTCATAGATTTCGAGCGTGGAGTGGGGTCGGTTCGTCTTGTTGGAATGAAGCAACCCAAGGTGTTTATGAGCGATAATTATGCGCTCGATGAAGATGCTGGCGGACAATACAACGTAGAACCGTTTTATTCTCCAAAGCACGAGGCTATTAAACCGAACCCATCATTCGATTGCGTGCGTATGGCAACCTGTTTGTTCTGGGACTTGTTTCCGGAAGGACCTGACCATAAAGAGTATTCAACCAACCCTATTTTCAACACGCTTATTCGGTGGTTGAAGCAGGAAGACGGTACATCTGTGTTGTTCGGGAAGGAGAACCCTGAGCATGAGCGGTATCATGGTTTCCATCTATACAAGGCAATTGCTCGTTACTCGAAAGAATCGGCAGTTCCGCGTAAAGAGATTCAGAAACTATCAGATGCGTTCGGCGTCAAGGGTGGTCATCCTGTAGAGTTTGATATGACAATTTCATAATCAATTCCAATACCCTTTCGAGTTTTTCAAATACCAATCTACGGTCTCTTTGAGACCTTCCTCGAACGGAACAGATTCGCTCCATCCTAACTGAATGAGTTTATCGTTCGAAATACTATATCTGAAATCATTGAAGTTTCTGTCTTCTACGAACTCCAAATAGTTTTCCACTTCATCGGACGATTTCAGAAGTTTCACAAGTTTCCTAGCAATCTCCATGACACTGAATTCGTTCTTAGACCCGATGTTGTAGATGTTTCCGTCAAGTCCTTTCGTAAGAATAGTATCGACAGCTGAACTCACGTCATCAACGTGGATAAAGTTTCGTATAGTTTTTCCTTCTCCGTGAACGGTGCATTTCTTGTTATCGTTCAAGAGAGTAATGAACTTTGGAATCAATTTCTCAGGGTATTGTCTGGGTCCATAAACGTTATTTCCGCGAACAACGACGACTGGGAGTTTGAAAGAATGATGGTAGGAGAAAACTAGGTGTTCTGCTGCTGCTTTTGTGGCCGCATACGGGTTCGTTGGGGTTAGAACGCGCGTCTCTACGCATTCTGCGTCGGTAGCACCAACCTCACCATACACTTCATCCGTGCTTATGTGTACAAATCTGCGAATTTGTCCGTATTCTTTACAACATTCGAGCAAGGTATGAGTCCCAAGAACATTATCCATAGTGAACTGAATAGAATTCCCGAAGGAGTTGTCGACATGCGTTTGTGCCGCAAAGTGTATAACCGTGTCAATTGAATGCAGGGTTAAAATGTGTCGCAACATTTCTGCGTTGCGAATGTCGCACTTATAAAATTTATAATTTGACGGAGGTCCATCAATGTTTTTCAAAGATGAACAGTAATCCATCTTATCGATATTCACAAACTCAACGTCAGGATACTTCTTAGTAATATAGTTCAATACGTTCGACCCAATAAATCCACAACATCCGGTCATCAAGATTGATTTTGGAGTATACATTATACATCCAGCATAGTCAACTTTGCGTTATGAAACGAATAATCTTGCGACAGTTGAATGTAAATGAGCGACTCTGAATTTGCAAAGACGCACCTCCGTGACCATCTTGCCACACTCCTGATCCCGCCAATTTCTGACGGGTTTTGGAGTATCCATAAGACATCTACGGACGTGTGTGAGCGCAACGGTCAACATGACCAGATTCTGAGGACGTTTCAAAATATGCTGACAAAGATTCCTGAATGGACGGACACGACTCTTGAGACCGAAGTGGACCGTATCGTGAAGACGACCAAGTGCACGTATTTAGATGACCTTCTTATGGGTGTTTTCATTGCCTACATGAAGTCGTTCGCATCCATCCAGTATCGCGGTAACGCATCCCATATTAACATTGATTTCGACCGTCCCACAATGGCAAAGTTCATTCACGTTCTGTATACGCAGTCTGCTCGCAAGTTGTGGCAGGTCGCGTATCTCTTTAAGACTACCGGTGTATCGTCGGAGCAGCAGGCGCGCAATCGTCAGGATATTGAGCATCTCATTACCGAGCAGTTCGAGCACGTGATTCGGTCTTTCCTGCCGTGGGAGTCTATTGCCAAACAGTTCTCGGACGCACAGACGCACGAAGTCGACCACCCGCCTGCCGCTGCTCGCGTTACGTTTGATGAAGAGAGCGATGATGATGAGAGTGTTGCAGACGGTCCAGTTCCTTTGAATATGACCGATGAGGCAGCAAGCATTGACTTTGATGATCTGGATGAGGAATCTGAAGAGGAACCTGAACCAGAACCCGCGAAGGAACCCGAGGACCCTATGAAGGATATTGAATCGAGAGTTGAGTCGTCACTCGTTTTAAATCTATAAGTTTTCACTTGTATTGCGATTAAATGATGATTGTAATAGCATCAGTTGCCGTCTCGCTCGTCGCGTTCATTCTGTATGCGCTCGAGAGGCGGTCTAAGAAGGAACCTATTGTGTGGGAAGACGCACTCAAACTCTCAGTCTTCGGAGGACTGTTGTCTGCCGGCGTAGTCTTCGCGGCCACTGCCGAGACAGTGCAGGAAGTTGTTGGTGCGGTCGATGTAACCTCCATTCAGGAAATGTTCGTTGGCACCCCTGCGTTTTAGGCACCGTCGAAAACGGATTTCGGAATTTCAAGGACCAAACAGCATACACTAACACACACCAACCCGAAATGGAGTCCAATACCGTTCAGTTTGTTGTGAATGCCCTTGCCGAGCACTACAAGTTCGACGCAGATGATGCTGCGCGCATCGTGATGCTGGCGAATGCTCGCGAGGTTCCTGCTTACCAGAAGGTTGTTGCTTCTATCGATGCAACGAAGGTAAAGATTGAGGAGATGAAGGCGAAGATTGCGGAAGGCAAGGCACGTAAGGGGTCTGACCTGCCTGCGAAACTTGCTGACCTGGAGAAGAAGCGCGAGGAGCAGCAGGCACGTGCTGACGAGATTGCCGCGAGTGTCGGTACCAAGAAGAAGCGCGCGCCCAAGGTTGCTCCTGCTCCAGAGGCACCTGAGACGGAGGCGCCCCCTGCTGCTGCCCCGGAACCTGCGCCTGCGCCGAAGGCAAAGAAGGTCAAGGAAGATGCCGCAGAGAAGCGTATCAAGCGCATGTCCCCCGCGCTCGTCAAGCAACTCACCAACGTGTTCGACGAGACCAAGACGCCTATGACCAAGGAGCACCCGACACAGTTCGCAAAGTATGTGAATGAACTCGTGAAGGAAGACTTTGACGAGAAGTCCCTGACCGACCATATGCGTGCCTACGTTGCGACGATTGGTGGTGGCGCTCAACCGAAGGATGCGCCTGCGTCCGACGACATCCCCTCTGTCTCTGTCGCGGACCTTGCGACGATGAAGGCAGCACTCGTGGAGGCGTACGGTCCGGGCGTATACTGGAACGCAGAGACCAAGTCGTTCATCAAGGGTCCTGATGCCGACGAAGATGAGGACATCACTGAGACGACGATGGACGGCGTGACGTATGCTGTGGGCGACAAGACTCGTCGCGTCTATCGCGAGATTGAGGGTGTGGACGTGTTTGAGGGCTTC